CGAGAAGCGTGACGCGGTGCTGGCGGCGGTGCGGGCGACGTTCGTCGATGCGGAACGGCTGGCCCCGGAGCGGCTGTGGGTGGACTTCGAGGAAGACGGCACCATCCGGGGCGTCGTGCTGACGCGGGAGAAGGACTGCCCGTTCGACAACGAACGGTGGGAGCACCACAAGAAGGCGTGAGGTTTGAGGCGTGAGGCTTGAGGTCTCGGCTCTCAGGTCTGAAGCCTCAGGGCTCAGGAGGCGGCAGCGATGCCGGTGCAGTGGTTCGCGGGCTTCGAGACGGGCGACACGAACGAGCTGGTCGCGCTCGGCGGCTCGGTCGGCGTCGGCGCCGCCTACAAGCGGAGCGGGAACTACGGCTGCCGGATCATAGCGCCGCAGAGCAGCGGCACGGCGTACATCACTTTGGCCAACGGGTTCGATGCCAACGGCAACCCGACGACGGTCAGCCGGACGGCCTACACGCTGGGCTTCGGAATGCGGCTCGCCACGCTGCCCATGGTACAGGGCGTGTGGGAATACCTGCTCTACGTCGCGTACAGCACGACTCACCGGGCATCGCTGCGACTCGATGGCGACGGCGTGATCCGCTTGCACGTGGGCGCCAGCGGTTCGCCATACATCGCCAGCTTCGGGCCGGTCGAGCTGGGCCGCTGGTACTTCTGCGAGCTCGCGGTGCTGTTCGACCGGTACATCTGGCGGATGGACGGGCCGGTCGTGGCCCAGGGGCTCGCGTCGCCGGGCGGGTCGATGAACAGCGCGTACCTGGGCAAGCGCTTCAACCTCGCTTCGCAGGGCTACACGCTGGACGCGGATGACATCTACACATGCGACGACGGGATGTTCTACGGCCCGACGACGCGCGTCGCGCGCCTGAACGCTAACGCGAACGGGACGCAGATCGGATGGGCACCGTATCCGCCCGACCCGGAGCCGCCGCCGGCGCCGGAGCCGTGAGGTGAGCTGTGGAGTATTGGGAATACGTCGCCCAGGTGCCGCATGACGGCGACTACTCGTACCTCGAAGGGACGTACCCAGGCGCCGCGTTCAACGTCGGCGTGGCCGATGTCGCCCTGGCACCGGGCGAACGGATCGTCGCGGTCGCCGGGGCACTGTGCTGGCGGAACAACTCCGGCGGCAGCGGGAGGGCGGTGCTGCGCGTCGGTGCGGCCGAGCAGGGTACGGCGAATTTCGCGCCGAGCGGAGTGTATGACACGATCTTCGTCTTCACGCTCAAATCGCCGGCGACGGGCAAACCCTGGACGAAGGCGGAGGTCGATGCGGTGCTGGTCGGGGCGGTCGTGTACAGCGGCTCCGGGCTGCGAGCGACGCAGGCGGGCTTGCACGTGCTGCTGCACACACCACCGGTCGTGCCCCTGCAACCAAAGGAGTGGCCCATGAACTTCAAGGCACTGGAACCGCTGACGGCAACGGGTTCCGACCAAGCCGTCGAGGTGCCGCGCGGCGCGACGCTGGTCGTGCACCCGCTGGCGGCCAGCGTGGAGGTCCGCGACGTGGCCGGCGGAACCGCGAAGCTCACGATCCCGGCCGACTCGATGGTGATGCTCGGTCCGTCCTATGGCCAGACGGTGTACTTGCGCGCCACGGCCGGCACAGTGATCGAGCTCGGGCTGACGTAGCGACCGGCAGTCATGGAGGACTGAACATGCCGAACTTCGTCCTGGGGATGAACGCCAAGCTGTACTACGGGACAGCCGGAGGTCCCGCCAACACGGAAATGACCAACGTCCGCAACGTCACGCTGAATCTCGACGCGGGCGAGGCGGATGTCACCACGCGGGCTAATCAGGGCTGGCGCGCGACGGCGCCCACGCTGCGCGAGTGCTCGGTCGAATTCGAGATGGTCTGGGACCCGGCCGACGCGGGCTTTGCCGCCGTCAAGAACGCCTACCTCACCAACGGGCTGATCGCGCTGAAGGTGCTGGACAAGGCCGGCGGCCAGGGGCCCGACGGCGATTTCTCGATCACGTCGTTCAGCCGCAGCGAGGAACTGGAGGAGGCAATCACCGTCAGCGTGACCGCCAAGCTGGCCGTGTTCCGGAGCTGGGTTGAAGGAAGTTGAGCATGAAGACGTTCACCGACAACGCCGGCCGGACGTGGACGGTCGCCATCAACGTGGACGCGATCAAGCGTGTCCGCAGCCTGCTCAACGTGGACCTGCTGGAGATCCTCGAGGGAGGACTGATCGAGAAGCTCTACCGCGACCCCGTGTTGCTGTGCGACGTGGTCTACGCCGTGTGCAAGCCCGAGGCGGACGCGCTGAACGTAACCGACGAGGAGTTCGGTCGGGCGATGGCCGGCGACGCCATCGAGCACGCGACCAAGGCCCTGCTGGAGGAACTCGTGGGTTTTTCCCCGAGCCCGAGGGATCGGGCGAACCTTCAGCGGGTGCTCGAAACGACGTGGTCAGTAATGGACAAAGCACGGGAGGTGGTGGAGGCGCGCCTGGCGGCGGTCGACGCGGACCAGATCGTCGCCCAAGCGCTGGCAACGTCTGGCAGCTCGTCTGGCGCTGTGCCGGAATCGCCGGCGTCGAGCCCGGACGGCTGACGCTGCGCGAGCTGCTCGCGATGGCCGAAGGTCGGGTGAAGGACGAGTGGGCGCGCATGTCGGCGCTGCTGGCCTTGCTCGCGAACTGCCACCGCGACCCGAAGAAGACGCGGGCATTCAGGCCGGCCGACTTCGACCCCTTCACCAAGCGGGCGGCGCCTGTTCCGATCGACATGGACGACCTGAAAGCCGTATTCCTCGAGGGACGGTTCCCTCGCACCCCCGATTGGAGTCGGGGGCAGGCCGCAGATACAAGGACGGAGGACAATTCATGTGGTTCTGTTACCTGAAGACGTTTACCGGCATTCTGCTGGCCATCCTGGCGCTGCCGAGCCTTTCCGGCTGCGCGACGCTCAACCCTCAGCCGCCGGTCGAGCACTTCGCCAACAAGCTCGCCGACGAGGCGATCATCCCCGCCGTGCGCGAGGGGTTGGCGCAGGGAGTCGAGCAGCTTGTGATCCAGGCCGGCGCCCAGGGCATCAATCCCACGTACGTCGTGAAGTTCTCGGGCAAGTGGGTTACCGGCGTGGAGGGCGCCGCATCCGTCGGCGTCGAAGGCATCGCCGGCCAGCTTCAGGTCTCCAGCGCCAGCAACGAAGAGACCGAGAGCAGCCCGCACCAGAAGGACAGCGCCGGACCGCCCACCACGCAGCCGGCCGCGACGGAGCCGCGCAGCACCGCGCCGGGTGCGTCGTGACCCGGACGGCTCGACTCATGCCCACGGCGGGCGCGCTGGTCGCGTTCGCCGCGCTGCTGGCTGGCTGCGCCGCGAGCCGGTCGCAACCGCGGCTGGTCGTGGCGCCGCCGCTCGCCACAGGCGAGTCGCCGTGGCGACCCGAGGCGTCGCAGCCCCCCGGCGAAGCCCCTGCACTCGACGTGCAGCAGCTCAGCGGTCAGATCGTCGCCGGCGTGCAGGCCGAGCTCACAAGCCGCATTGAAACCGCTGTCGAGACGACGCTGCGCGCCGAAGTGCAGGCGACCGGCATCGGCGGCGATGCGACGGGCTATCGCAGCGAGTTCGGCGTCGGCGCCACGCTCGTCGTGTCGCTGACGTTGCTGCTTGCCCTGGTTCTCAGTCACCGGCGCGAGGTGTTGCGGATCAGACAAGGCTGGAGGCCGGAAACCGGAGGCCGGTGCTGAAATGCGGACAAGTGCGTTGAGCGACGACCCTACAGCCTACGGCCTCCGGCCTGGGGACTGACATGATCACGATGCGGATCAAGGGCCTGTTCTTCGACAAGAAGGCCGTGTTGAGCGCTGTGGACAAGGCCAAGCGCGCCGTGCTGTCGAAGGCCGGGGCGTTCATCCGCACGACCGCCAAGCACAGCATCCGGACGAAGAAGGGCAGCGCGCCGCCGGGCAAGCCGCCGCACTCGCACGAGGGCAGCCTGCGCCGGCTGATCTACTTCGGGTACGACCGGGCCAGCGACTCGGTCGTCATCGGCCCAGTCGGATTCAAACGCTCCACCGCGCCGAATGTCCTGGAATTCGGCGGCAAGAGCGAGGTCAAACGCCGGCGCCGCGGGAAGGTCGTGAAGACGCGGGCGACGATTCAGGAAAGGCCGTACATGGGGCCTGCCCTGGAGAAGGAGCGCCCGAACCTCCCGAAGCGCTGGGCCGGCAGTGTGCGGGGAGGGTAGCGGATGGCCGATACCCGTGGCATCCGTGCCGGCCGGGCCTACGTCGAGCTCGGCGTCGCCGACAAGCTCACGAAGGGGTTGGAGAAAGCCCAGGCCCGGCTCAAGGCGTTCGGGGAGGGCCTCCAGAGAATCGGCAAGGGCCTGGCCGCGCTGGGCGGTTCAGTGCTCGCGCCGATCATGCTCGGCGTGAAGGCCTTCACCGAGGGGGGCGATGCGATCGCCAAGATGTCCAAACGCACGGGTATCGGTGTTTCAGCCCTGTCGGAGTTGGCGTTCGCGGCGGACCTCTGCGCCGTCGACCTGGAGACCCTCGAAACCGGCGTCCGCAAGATGCAGAAGACGCTGGCGGAGGCGGCGACCGGGTCCGAAGGGGCGACCCAGGCGCTGGGCTATCTCAATCTCACGGTCGCCGACCTGGCCGACCTCTCGCCCGAGCAGCAGCTCAAGCTCATCGCCGACCGGCTGGCCGCGATCCAGGACCCCACGGTCCGAGCGGCGCTGGCGATGGAGATCTTCGGCAAGAGCGGCACGAAGCTCATCCCGCTGCTTCAAGGTGGCGCCGCCGGGATCGAAGCGCTCCAGAAGCAGGCCCGCGACCTGGGCCTGACGATGTCGAGCGAATCCGCCGAAGCAGCCGAGCACTTCAAGGACACGCTCAACATCCTGTGGCGCGTGGTGCGGAAAGTGTCCACGACCATCGCGTCCGCGGTGATCCCACTGCTCCAGGAAGCGGCCGACAGCGCGATCCGCTGCACCGTCAGCGTCATCGGCTGGCTGCGCGCCAACAAGGCGCTGGTCGTGACGGTGTTCAAGATTGCCGTCGCCGTCACGGCGGCGGGGCTGGCGATTACGGGGCTCGGCACCGCCATCATCGGTGTCAGCAAGGTGATCGGCTGGCTCGCCACGGTCACGAGGACCGTCGGCGCGGGCTTCTCGCTTATCACGACCCTGATCGCCGGGCTGGCGAACCCGGTCACGCTGGCGATCGCGGCGATCGTAGCGCTCGGCACGGTGCTCCTGACCTGCACGGACGCCGGCCAGAAGGCCCTGGCGTGGCTGGGCGAGCAGTTCGGTGTGCTCAAGGACACTGTATATGAGGTAATAGGCGGCATGGCCGATGCCTTGGCCGCGGGGGACCTCACGCTGGCCGCGCAGGTCCTCTGGGCCGGGCTGAAGCTGGCCTGGGAGCAGGGCACGCACGCGCTGCTCCAGGTCTGGCTGGCACTGAAGGGGAAGTTCCTCGGGATCGTCAATGACTTCGTCTACGGCGGGCAGGCCCTGTGGGTGGAGTTCGTGGCCGGCGTGCAGTCGCTGTGGGCCAAGCTCGTCGGCTTCCTGCGCTCGACCTGGGCGAAATTCAGCGCGTGGCATGCGCGAGCCGTGGAGCACACGGCCAACTGGATCGCCAAGCGCTGGCTGGAGCTCCAGGGCCTGTTCGACAGCGCGCTGGACGTCGCGGCCGCCAAGGAATCGGTGGATCAGCAGTCACAGCAGCGCTTCGACGAGATCGCCGCGCAGGAGCAGGCCGACCTGGCGGACATCGAGAAGAGCAAGGAGCAGGCGCTGGCGGAGGCGGCCAAACGCCGCGACGAGCGTCTGGCCGAGATCGGCAGGGCTGACGTCGAGAACGAGCGCCGGCAGCGTGCCGAGCACGAACAACGCCTGCGCGACAGCCAGGCCGAGCTGGACAAGGCCAAGGCCGACCTGGACGCCGCCCGGGCCGCGGCGGCACAGAAGAGGAGGGAAGTCGAGGGCGCGGCCGCGCCCGGGCGCCCCACCACGGACCCGCTGGCCGGTCTGGACGATCGCATCTCCGGCCTGGCCGACCTGATGGCTCGCAAGCTCAGCGTCACGGGCACATTCAACCCCCTGGCCGCTGCGGGACTCGGTGCGGGCGACGCGGTGGAACGCACGGCGCGGAACACCGAGCAGATCGCCCGGCACACGAAGCGCCTGGCCGACGCCGCCGCGGTCGGGCGCCTCAGCTTTGCATGAGACTGGAGGCCGTAGACCGGAGGCTGGAGAACCAGGATACAGGAGTGTGCCGCGAGGCCGAACCCTCCAGCCTACAGCCTCCGGCCTACGGCCTGAGCGAGCGGAGCGAGCGTGATCGAGTGCGTCGAGAAGTTCGAGAGCCGACAGGTTACGACCGGGCAGCAGCCGTCGGTCGAGCTGCGCTATGTCATCCGCGGCACAAACAGCGATGTCGAGGCCCGCACCGCCCTGCTCGCCGCCAGCCCGGCGACGTACGACCCATGGGGCGGTGGGCTGCTGTTCCTACCACGCGACACCGTCACGGTCCAGCCCATCGGCGATCTGCTGTGGGAAGGCATCGTCCGCTACGGCCTGGTGCCGCAGACGGCGGAATCCGTGTTCACCTTCGACACCGGCGGCGGGACGCAGCACGTCACGCATAGCCTGGCAACGGTCTCACGCTACGCCCCGCCCGGCAAGACCGCCCCCGACTTCAAGGGCGCGATCGGCGTCACGGCGGATTCGGTAGAGGGCGTGGACATCGCCGTCCCAGTCTATCACTTCTCGGAGACGCATTATCTCGCCGACACGACGGTCACGCCAGAGTACAAGGCAACGCTCTTCTCGCTCACTGGGAATGTCAATAATGCTGCGTTTAAGGGCTTTGCCGCCGGTGAGGTGCTGTTTCTGGGCGCGGCCGGCTCGAAACGCGGCAGCGGCGACTGGGAGATCACCTACCGCTTCGCCGCCAGCCCGAACGTTACCAACCTCACGATTGGCGACATTACCGGCATCAACAAGAAGGGCTGGGAGTATCTGTGGGTGCGCTACTCCGACAGCGAAGACGCCGTCGCCAAAGCCCTCGTGAAGAGGCCGGTCGCGGTCTACATCGAGCAGGTCTACCCGTACGGCGATCTGAACGGGCTGGGAATATGAGGCTGGAGGCTGGAGACCGGAGGCTAGAGGAAGAGCAGCAGGCGACAACTACAGCCTGCAGCCTCCGGCCTACAGCCTGAACGAGCGAAGCGAGCTATGAAGAAGGTGCGTCCCGGCGACCCGCTGGTCATTCCCGCGGCGACGTTCAACGCGTTCATCGACGCGACGCGGGACTTTCAGGAGCGGCAGCGCAGCGGCGAGCAGGACCGCTACCGCGAGCTTCGGCAGACGGGCATCGTCCTGATCCGCAACGACAGCGGCGCCGACCGCGAGCGTTTCGACGTGCTCGGCGTCGCCGGCACGATCGTGAAGCCCAGCGACAACGCCGACGCCTTCAAGGAACGCGTTGCACTGAAGGGTGCAACGCCCGGCACAGAACACGCTGGCCGTTTCGCCGTGCTCCTGGAACCGCTGGCCGCGAACGAGGTCGGCCGTGCGTGCGTGGCCGGCGTGTGCGTCGTCAAGGTCAAGATGAACGACGAGGGGCACACGTTCGCCGAAGCCAAGAGCGGCCAGGCGACGATGCTCGACAGCACCGCTTCCGGAACTGCCTGCCTGCTGTGGGTCCAGCCGCCGGCCGAGCGCGAGATCACCGGCATCGCCTGGACCGTCGCCAAGATCGGCCTGCCGACCGGCGCCGCGTCGATGGCGGCGGCCTTTGCGATGATCACGTCGAAGTCGGGCAGCGCGCCGCCGTACCGCTATGCCGCGGTGCAGGCCACGATGGACGAGGACGGGGTGTGGACGCAGGTACCGGGCGGTACGGCGTACAACAACGTTTTCAACCTGGAGGAACAGGGCGCGGGCGGGCAATGGGTCAACCCGCTCGTCGTGGGTGACGTGGTCCTGATCTTCGCCGCGCCCGATCCGGGCGTCGATGCCTTCGTCTGCACGCGGTCGCATTACCGGGGGACGTACTGAGGCGCGAGGCTTGAGACCTGAGGCTTGAGGCGGAAGGCCGGAAGCAGCGAGTCAGGCAGTGGGCGCGTTCATCGTGAGACATGTCGATCTGGACGAGGGCGTCGAGCTGGCCCGGTTCGCGCTGCCGAACCTGCTGGCGTACGAGGGGATCGAGTACGTCTATCGCCAGCTCTTCCCGGCGTATCAGGCGGCGATGACGTTCCAGATGGGCGTGGCCGGGCCGACGCCGAGTTACCCGAACGACCGGCCCAACACCGGCGGCGGCGTGGCGTTCGGCCCGACGCTCACGTTCGCGCAATGCACGAACGCCCAGGCCAACGAGGGCGGCTGCTACACCGGCCCGATGCGGACCTCGTTCGGCTACGCCCGGCAGGCGTTGAGCTTCACGGCGTCGATGGAGGCCGACGGCGGCGGCTTCGTCTCGCAGGAGGTCACGTTCCCGAACAACCACTCGTGGACGCCGCAGGCGGCGGACGACTGGGATTTTCCCTGGACGTCCGAGGAGATCGAACAGCCGCCGCCGGAGTGGACGCCGAAGGAGTCGTGGGAGCCCGAGGTCGGCTATCCCTGGCAGCGGCCGCGTAAGCGTTGCGGTACGGACTGTGACCCGAACGACCCAAACAACTGCCTGCGACCGTACATGTACCAGTGGGACCCGTCGGGTGAGCTGGACTGGCTGTGCGACTTCCGTAAGATGGGCGGGTTCCCGATCACGCTGGCGTTCGTCGCGGATACGTCGCGCAACAAGCTCATCGCCGCAGCGGCGTTCCGGGCACCGGTGCTGCTGCGCCCGGGCACGGCGCTGCACATCCGCTATCAGGCCCGCGTCTTTGGAATGATCTCGCGCGACTTCGCGTACCGGTTCGCGCGCTACGCCTTCGGCAAGACCGGCAGTCGGTACACGACGCTCTACTGCCGGCCGGTGCTGGCCAGCCTGGTCAAGCCGACGCGGCGAACCACCTATGCCGACGTGTCGCCGCACTTTCACGCGCACTTCGCGCCGGTCGCACTGTCGGCGTGGACGTACGTTGCCGGTCCGCCGCCGCGCGTGGAGTCCAGCAATACGCCGCAGTGGACGAACACGAGCGGTGCGGCCATCGGCCCGCTGGCCTGGCTGGCCGTGTACGGTAGCGTCGACGGCTCCAACGAACTGATGTGGCTCACGCCGATCGACCCGCCGGTCACCGTGCCGAACGGTGACACGTTGCGCGTGCCCGGCAAGGTGCGGTTCCAGTTGGAGGGGGTCTGATGCCGTACGTGGATATCACGAGCGACCAGCACGCCACGTACGGCACGCACTCCCACGGCGAGGAGGGCTTCGCCACGCCGGGCGGGCCGTACCCGGCGCAACTCAAGTGGTCGGACCTGCATCCGCCGGGCGTCCGCGTTCTGCCCAAGGGCTCACCGCCGGCCGGCCCGGGCGAGATCAACTGGGAGGACACGCTGGGCGGCAAGTTCGCCCTGGCGTTGGAGAAGCTCGAAGGCCTGCTCTACGCCGTGTTCGGCTCGCGGCCCAACGGCAATCCTAAGCGCCAGTGGTACGACCGCCAGCACCCGCGCTGCCTGTGGGGGCCGGAGATGTGGGAGCGTCGGCTGCTCCTCGGGCCGACCGGCTGCAACGAGACCGGCACCTGCTGGGACTATCAGCCCGCAGGCAAGGAATACGCCGCCCTGGGCGAGAACCCGCCGTGCTGCCCGATGCCCAAGCCGAGCGTGCCGATCCGCACGCGCTCAGGCGATCCGGCGGGCCAGTTCGCGACGGGCACGCACGACCGGACGTACTTCCCGCTGGGCAGCGTTTCCCGCGACCAAGCCAGCGACCCGTTCGATCCCGAGGGTTCAGGCTGGTTCGGCGCCACGCAGCCCGGGCGCCAGGACGGCGTTGGCTACGTCCAGAAGACCGGTCAGGTCGTCACGTTCTCCTACACACTACCCGATGGCGTGCCAATACCAGCCAGCGTGCGGCTGTACTATCAGACCAGATCGCCTGGTGGCACCTGGTCAGCCTGGTCATACGTCGCGATGAGTGGCGGACCGCCAACGTACAGCGTTCAGCGCGGCCCGTATGCGCATGGGACCGAGATGCGCTGGTACGTGCGGTACCGTGGTGGCGGGCAAAACAAATACGATCCAGGCGGCGACAGCGCGCCCGCCGACGCGGATGCCTACTACCTCCAGTGGTTCACGCACTTCAACCCGTACGCCAACGGCCTGCCGGAGATGCTGGCCGACTACGGCGGCGTGGACATCCGGCACGGG